GCACGGTGCCGTGGACGTGCCAGAAGCCGTCTCGCTCGACGATCTGGAGGCCAGGCGCGGCGCGTCTCGACGCCTTGCGCGATCGGCGTCCTCTGCCGCGATCGCCGCCGCCAGGGCCTTGTACTCCGTCTCCGACCATCGCTTGGACCTGCCGATGTAGTGGTGGTGCTGAAGCCGCTGCAGATCAGGCCGTCTCCGGCCATCCTCCGTCAACCGGGACTGGAGCCAGCGCGGCGACTTTCCCAGCCGCGAGGCGATCGTCTCCAGGGATTGGTGATCGCCCGCGAGCGGTGGTGAAAATTCCATGTTCGTCATCGTGGCGCCGACATCGGCATTTTCGCCATCGCCCCGGCCGCTTCGTCGAGCAGCTCGTGCAGGCGCGGGTGATGCTCTTTGATCCGGTCGAGGTAACGGCCGTTGTCCTGGCGCCATCGATCGACGTCGACCGACCCTTGCGCGAAGGCGAGGGTGGCGACTGTGAACAAGGCCCAGCGCAGCGCGTTCGCCTCGGCAACGGTCACTGGCGCCGCCTCCGCTGCTCTGTGCTACTACCCCGGCCATGACCCTCCCTGCCACGGCCGTTGCGACAGCGCGTCGAAACCTTGCCCAGCGTATCGGGCGTGTGATTACCAAGATCGAACAGGAGGGCCGTGCACCAACAGCGTGGGAGGCCCGCTACACGGGGATCGCGCTGGGGCATCTGGAGCACGAGCGGCATCCCGATGGCGAATGGATGGCGCTGCATGCCGAACGCGAAGACATTTTCAACAAGCTGGGTGCGACGTCGCCGCTGTCGGTCGATGCCAACGTGGCCACCACGGCCGAACTGCGGGCACGGCTGACGAGCCTCTACGAGTAGCCCTGCTCCCATAGGTGCGCGCTCGCCGAAGGTTGTGGTGGGTGTGGGGAGTGGCGTCCGGCAGGTTGGGGTGGGTGTGCCGGAGCGGGCAAAGCCGCAGCGCGTCACAGGATGGTACGGCTGACGGCCGGCTCGCTGACATGTTGAATCTGCGCAGCTGACGCGAAAAGAGCGCTGCGGTAGCTGCGAATGCGAATTAGACGACGTTCGCCTGGCGTGAATATCGCCCGACTTTGGTCCGATGACGAACCAGCTCATCCGGGTGGATAGAAACCGGGGAAGAGCCAACAAGGTATCAGGTCCATGGACCCAGCTCTCGTGACTGCCCAGCAGCGCGAGCTTCGCGACCTCATTCTCCAGTGCCTTGACCGATTCGACGCCGCAGGGCGCGAACCGGACCTGTGGGAGAGCATCCACCTGATGAATGCCATCAAGGCGTTCGACGCCGGGGCATACGCCCTGTGCCGGCAGGATCTGCTGCGTGCGCTTAGGCCGGCCTGGAGCCGAAGCGGGGCGCGCAGCCAGCTGGGCAAGCCTCATTCCCTTGCGGATCTGCGGGCGGCCTTCGAACAGTCGCTTAAGGCCTGACGCAGGCCATCCCCCGAGCCGACGCGCTCCGGCGTCGGTCAGACCGTCGAACTGCATGAGTGCAGGGAAGGGGATGGGGTTGGTGGTCATGGTGGGAGAGGGCGCCCGGTTGCCCGAGCGCCCGATGCTTAGTGCCGTTTCCGCTGCTTCAGATATCGAATGACGCCCCGCACGGCGGTGCTGGCCTCATCGTCGAGATTCTCCTGGTCCATTACGAACAGAAGCTTCGCAACGATATCGGCATCACTGCGCACCGGGGCGGCAGCAAGGACAGCCTCGATGGCGCGAAAGTCTTGCTCGGCCGCGGTCTGCGCTGCTTTGGCGGCGGCGTGGCCATGTGAGGTGGAGACTGCTTCGCAGTCGGCTTCCCACTTATGCAGCTCACTGCGCAGCTCTTCCGCTTCACGCTCACCTATCTTGCCTTCGTGGGCCATCAAGTTGATGTCCCACTCACGCGTGTCGACGATCTTGGTGCCTCCGCCGAACAGTTCGAGTTCCCGCTTAAGCGAGGGTGGGCGTGGTGGAAGGAAGGGGCGGGTCCTCACCATCGCAGCGTCAGCAGCATCCATCGCCTTGCTGACTTTCTTCCAAGCCTTGCGGTAGGCGTCCCACAATTCCTGAACCGTTCGACTGTCGGCAGTAGCCGTGGATGGCTCGCGAGTGGCCAGAGCTTTGGTTGCGATCAGTGTATCGGGCATGGTCATTCTCCTAGTGAAGCGCGGTGGCGGAGGTGCCGTTCGCGGCCAGTGGAGTGTACTTGCGAGCCTTGGGTGCCCGTGTGGGCATGGGCTCGGCAAGGCGTGAAGCCCTCAGGCCATGGTCGAACGGCAGACCGTGAAGGACATTGCCTAGGCATGCTTGTATTCGGCGCACGAAGCGCGCCTTCTCGCGGACACCAATCGGTAAGTGGCCTTGCATCATCTGAGCAATGTCGAGGAGCTTGTTGAAGTCCGATTGTGACGTTGGGCGGACGGTTTGCACGAGGATCGACGCCGCTGCTCGGCAGACGACCCAGGCGGACGCGCCCCACTCTCGCCGGTCACGAAGTTCGTCTGGCGTCATTGCTTCGGCGCTCTGCCGATTCCCAAAAGTTGCGACTGAATGTGAGAACTCCACAAGTCGCAGGAGCCGATGAGGCACCAGGGCGAGAGATCGGACGTGTTTTCGCATCATCTTGATGCGACGGGCGTCGCTGATGCCTTCCTTCAACCAGCCGAGGGCCAGATGACAGCAATCGTACGTCCGCTGCATGGCCAAGGACAGAATGGCCTCACCGTTCTTGCGGCGAAGCTTATTGTCGGGGTCTTCGTAGTCGACCGAAAGCGTGCTGGTCATGGCGACTACTCCGTGCGGCCGAGGACTGCGCGAAGATCCCTGATCAAGCCAAGGATGACGCAGTTCTTGATGGTGCTCTCGTGTTCAAGATCTTCGATCTCTGCCACGAGCTCGAGCTTGAGCAGAACACCGAGTAGCGACGTCGCCGGCGCAGCAATGAACCTGTCCTGCGCAGCGTGGTACGCATCGATTTCGGGGCTTTCGTCGGCCGTATGCTCGGGAGCATTCACAACCGCCTCCGCCGCACGATACTCGCGATAACGCTGAGCGACGGGATCATCGCTCAGGTCAGCGAGCCCTGTCGGCGTCTTGCCGGAAAGCTGCGTGATCACTCCGGCGGCTTTTCGCATGGTTCCGATGCGATCCTCGACGCCATTGAGGAGGACGTAGAGGCGATCTGACGCCGTCAGAAGGGACTTGTCTCCCCGCGCCTGCGCGTTGACCGCATGGCTGGAGATATCTTCCATGATCTCCCACGCCATGCCGAAGATGGTGCCGGCCTGATGTGCATCGCGGTCGATCTCACCAGCCTTCCGCCAAGCTTCGTTTCGCAGATCGTCGTGGAACGTCACCGGCTGACGGTGGGCCTTGCGAGCTGATCGCTTGCCCTTCCCGGCGGCCTTGGCGCACGGCGTGCTGCCGGCGGGCGTAAACGGCTGTGTCTGGCTGAACTGATCGGGTGTGAATGTGTCTGGCATTGATGACTCCCTCTGCTTGTTAAGCAGAGGGAGCTTATTCGGGATATATCCCGATGTCAACCAGTTGTATCCCGACTCACGAGGGTTGCGTCAGAGCCGCGTCCAGCATCCGATTATGCGGCCGCATATCCTCGCATCATCGATCGTCCGCTCGTAGCTTAAGTACTTTGGATTATCGTTTATCAATCGAACAGCGAGCGGATTGGATCCTGGTATTACTTCGATCCGCCGAATCACCTTTCCAATTCCGTCCCAGCACATGAAAAACCCTGGCGGAGAGGGGCTGCGATCGGTCAAATCGACCATCACGTGCTGCCCGGGAAGGAGCGTCGGCGAATTGTTGTCGCCACGGACTTCTTCAACAACAATCGATGTTGCGGAAGCCAAAGGGCGGTTCGCTGATAGGGGCTGTGTGCTTGGAGGCGTCAAGATCCGATGCCCTCTTGTTGAGCTGAATCGGGAATGATCAAGGTCATTCTTCATCGTCTTCCCCAATCCAGCCCGGTGAGTACTTCGTTTCAAAGCCCTGCAGCTGCCGGACGCAAAGCATGAAACCTAGTGAGAGATTTATCGAAAGCAGTGACTTGCACATGATCATGTCCAAGTTTTTTGTTCTGATCTCCAGATGCTCGGATAGGCGCTTTGGGCTTCCTTTTCCGGACAGGTAGCGCCGATCGATCAGAAGAGATGACTTGTCGATTATGCTTTCATCGGATTCTGCGTCACTTTCGGCTTCTCTTTCCGGATCATGGATAGGTATCACCCGCTGCTGATCTGGATCGATTTCGGCCACTAGCTCAAATCCGACCTCCCAATGGCTGATGTAGACGAACTGTCTGTCGAGGATCAGGATTTGGCTGGCAGCATGCTCGCCCGGCGCGGGCCAAACCTTCGGCTGTCTCTTGAGCGTCAGAGATTCTAGAAGGCCTTTTGCCTCCTTGTTTGATCTGCGGGCCATTGTCGGCAGCAGTGCCTCCGGCTCGAAAAGGAGCGTGAGGTTGCTAATGGGAACGCAATAAGCGAGCGTATGGGCCATCTGCAGGCTGAAACCGCCAGCGGCGAGCTGTGACGTGACGCTGATGCGCAGTGCTTGGCCGGTTGTCCATAGGCGCACGCGGCCTCGACCGCCGCCCGCTTGTGCTGGGCGGACGGCCCCCCAGGTGATGAGCCGGCGAAGGCTATCTATCGGTAACCCGGTCGCGGCCAGCACCTGACTGTCGGTGTACCTGGGTGCAAATGGGTTATCGTTTGCCATAGGTGACAACTAGCAAACTCGCGCAAGAGATCGCAAGTAAAAACTTGCGCACTTGGTCGCGAGTTTATGTTTGCCCCCGATAGAGCCTACATCCTCGCCCACACACCTATGATTCGACCGTTGATATGTGCCTCATCCAATGTGCGTTCGTAAGCTTGGTAGCGTTGGTTGTCGCTCGTCAGCCGGACGCGAGCGGGTTCGCTTCCGACGATCAACTCCACTCGCTTAATGACCAGCGCCAAGCCATCCCACACCACAAAGATGCCGGGCGGGGAGGGCACCTTGTCCCCGATATCCACCATGACGCGTTGGCCCGGGAAAAGCGTTGGCTGCATGCTGTCGCCTCTGACGGCAATTATCCGAACGTTTTCCGGTAGTCCAGGCACCATTTCGCGGAAACCGGCGACAGGAAACGTGAACGTGCCCACGATGGCGCCTGCTTCTTCATTGGCAAGAATTACGCTGTCACCATCGGAGCCCATGCCGGCGGAAGCATGCACGTCAAGCTCGTGAACCACGATTGACGCGGCCTTCGGCGGTGCAGATCGCTCGCCCGTTAAATCGGCAACGGAGCAGCCAAGGGCCTTGGCGATCTTCGTTAAGGTGGACAGCGAGGGGTTTGCGTTCTTGCCGCGAAGGATGTCCCGGATTGCATCATCTCCCAGCTTCGCCTTTTTGGCGGCGCTCAGAGGGTTCAGATTGAGCGCTTCCATGCGCTTGGAGATTTGGCGGGCGAGACGTTCAGACATACGACAGACGTCCTACAGGCATGGTCGGGATATCAATCGGGAAATACCCTGTTGAAATCGGGACATGTCCCGAATATGATCCCACCCATGACGACGGTGGCTAAACTTCTTTCGGAAATCGAAGCCTACTGCAAAGGCGCGGAGATCCGTGAATCGACCTTCGGGACGAAGGCTGTGAACGACGGCAAATTCGTGGCGAGGCTCCGCGAGGGGGCGGGCGTTACGGTTGCGACGGTTGAACGGGTTCGCGCCTACATCGCTCAGCGGCGCACGGGAGTGAGCGATCTGCGGGGAGAAAAGCAGTGAAGCTACTGCGGCTCCCGCCTGAGACCTTCCCAGCCTTCGATCTGCCCAGCCAAGATCTCTCGGGCGATCTCAAAGGCCGGGTGAGGGAAGGTGCCTGCAGCCAGCAGTTCGAGGGAGCTCAGCGCACCCATGACGATGCGCTTGGTATCCTTGCTCTTCAGGATGCCTCGACGCTCCATGACAAGCAGGGCCTCGATGATGAGGAGCCATCCGCAGATGCCCACTGCGGAGTCGATGGCGACCCGATCCCCGTCAGTGGCCTTCTTTCGCTTCGGCACGGATGTTCCTCCCCAAGTATGGAACTGGCGGCCGGCCCTCCGACCGACCGCCAGCTTTCACGATGGCCTCAGTGGCGAGGGAGCCTGACCATTCGTGAACCTGATGATTTCTTGATCGGACGCCCCTCCCTCCCCAGTCCGATCAAAGGCAGCGGCCTCAACCCCAACGGCCGCTGCCACCCTTCGCTGTTCGATCATGTCCGCAACCACACGTCGCACGATCGAGCCGATTTGTTCGAAGCCTTCGGTGTCTCTCCTGGGATGACTGCTCTGCATGCAGGCAACCATAGGAGCAGGCATGTCCAAGAGGTTGGGTGGCTCACCCAAGAGCTTGGGTCGTTCACCCAAGGAGTTGGAATTGAGTACGCAAGTTGAGGCGAAGGCGATGCTTTGGGCGGCGATACCGCCTCAGGCCACGGACAATCGAAAGTCCTGGCTGTCGCGCGTTGCCCGCGCCCTGGGCTGGAAGCCTCGACGGGTCCGGGCGATCTGGAACTGCGAGGCTCGTGTCATCACCGCCGACGAGTGGCGGACCCTCAACCAGCGCCTCGACGCGCTCAAGGCCGCAGAACGACGGCTCGAGGAAGAGACTCATGAACTTCGCGAGGCTTATCGAGCTGCGCGGGAGGGCCGCCCTGTGGCTCGCGGAACTGATGCTCACCTGGGGCCAGAGGCTCCGGGCTCAGTCGACCCGCGATCTGCCTCGGGCGGTCCGGCCCGATGATCTTCTGAACCACCGCAGGCGCGGGGAGGGCTGACGATGCAGAATGTCGAACCAGGCGAGCATGAGAAGCCGCAGCGCACTCCGCCGTTGGTGCGAACGACCACCAACCTGAAGAAATCGCAAGATCAGTGGGAGCCGCTCAGTGTCGCTCTTCGCCGCGTCATGGCCCGGATGTTTGTCGACCAGAAGGGCGAGCCACATGGAAAGTCGGATGTTCCATGAACACTTCGTGCCTTCGCATCAGCGAGTCGGAGAAAAGCAACGGGCGTTTTCTTCAAGGATTTGCCGATGTTGTCCTTTCGTTGTCCCCATCTTCCCCACTTCATGCGCAATGTCCCCAGTATTCACAGTGGCGACACGATGGACTTTCGCGTTCATTGGAGGTCGGAGCTTCACACCTCCCAACCGAACGATGTCTCCCCTTTTGGCGGAGGCGAGGTGTCCGTAAGGCCCTCGGCCTGCACTCGGTTTCAGGTGTGAACCTCCGCCGCCAGCCCTCCAGGCGCGTACACGGCGGCTTCCGTATCCCTCCGACGGAAAGGTAAGAGCATGAAGCGCTTTGAGCCTAGCGAGTACGGCGCCCCCGGCGTCGTCATTGAGGCAATTCCCCTGTTCGAAGGGAAGACGCCCGAAATCCCGAGCCCGGATCGTTTACCTGACAACTGGCAACCGATAGGCGTGGTCGTGCGTCGGCTCGCCGGGAAGCTGGTAGCTCAGCGAGACGGGCAACTGTGATGCCCCAATCGTCGAGCGCTCAACGGATGCCTGAGGTGACGTCATGAGAGATTATGGCGTCGTCCGCGTGAAGTTCTGGGAATGGGCGCGTGACAAGGAGCTATCGCGGGCAGCTCGCGAACTCGCGGTATATTGCCTGACCTCTCCGCATACGGTTGGCACGGGCTGCTTCCGTCTGCCCCTGAGCTATATGGCAGAGGATCTGGGAACGGTTACCGATACCGTTCGGCAGGCGGTCGACGAGCTATCGAGGATTGGTTTCCTGAAGCACGACGAACGGTCTGGTTGGCTGTGGTTGGTCGGCTTCCTTGAGCACAATCCGATTGCCAACTTGAACGTCGGCAAATCGCTGATGCCTTTCATCGAGGCAGTGCCTCACAAGTTGCCGTTCTACAAGGAGTTTCTGCTCAGCCTCAAGCAGGCGAACGACCGATTTCCCGACGGTTACCTAGACGGTCTGTTGAACGGTATCGGGAACGGTATGCCTAATCACGAACACGAACACGAACACGAACACGAGAAGAGCGCCGTGCCGGCGCCGCCTTGTGGAGGTTCGGATCAATCCTCGGACGACGGTTCATCGCCAGAGCGTCAGGCGTACGACCTCTGGAACGAGTTTGCCGCCCGAATCCCAATCTGGCCGAGGGCGAGGGAGTTGACTGAACCGAGGCGGCAATCGCTGAAGGCGCGAGTTCGCGAGCTCGGCGGCCTCGACGGATTCCGGCACCTGCTCGAAAAAGCCGAGGCGGCGAAGTTCATCCGCGAAGAAGGCATGAATGGCTGGGGTCTCGACTGGCTGCTGAAGCCCGCAAACCTGCAAAAGGTGCTCGACGGAAACTACGACGACGACCGTCGACGACGAGGTCCTCCTGGGCCCACCAGCCGCGTCGAAACGATGATGGAGGTTGTGCGGAGCCTCGAACAGCAGGAGCAGCCCCATGCCGACTGAGATTGCACTGGCGCCGACGCAGGAAGCGCTCGCGAAGATGGCCGCATTCGGATTGCCGGCAGTGCATGCATCGAACTTGCCGGCCCCGGTCGTGGCTGCTCTGCGCTGGTCGTCATCGGTCCCCGAGTTCGAGAGCGAGCCCAAGCTCGGCTTGCCGCGGGTGAGTGCCCGTTTCCTGCAGTTGCCGGATCGAGCAGAGCTGGAGGACGCGCTGCCGGCCGCCCGTGCGGCATGCACCGCTGGCACACAGGCTGCGTGTCTGAGAGCGACAGCACGGCTGGCTGCGGTGGCCGTCACGCGGCCGACGGCGCAGACAGACCAGAAGCTTGCCATGGCGGTGTATGCCGAGAAGCTGGCTTCGTACCCGGCCGATGTCGTGGCCCAGGCCTGCGAGGTCTGGATGGGCCGTTCACCGTTCTGGCCCGCCGTCAGTGAAATCCTGAAGGTTTGCGAGTGGGTGATGCAGCCGCGGCGTGAACTCGTGCGCCTGATCGAGTTTTCCATCGAGCATTACGATGTCGAGGTTCAGGCTCAGGGCCAGCCGGCAACGGTGCACCACCTCCATGCCTGAGCTGCCGCAGAACTTCGAGGCCGAGCAGGCGCTGCTAGGCGCCATGCTCTACGACAATCGGGCCTACCATCGGGTCTCCGACATCACACGGCCGGAGCACTTCGCCGACCCGGCTCATGGCAAGCTGTTCGAAGAGATCGCCGGGCAGATCGAGCGGGGGCAGATCGCCAACCCTGTTACGCTCAAAGCCTTCTCTGAGCAGGATGACGGGCTCAAGGCGGCAGGTGGACCCAAGTATCTCGCGCGTCTCTATGCAGCGTCCGGCGTACCCGTCGACGCTCACGTCTATGCCGAACTGGTGCGCGACCAACACCTTCGCCGGCGCCTGATCGAGATTACTGAGCACGCCAGGGCGGTGGCAGCGTCGGCTTCAACCCAGGTAGACGCGCTTGGTCAAATCGGCAGCCTGGAACGAGAGCTCTACGACCTGGCTACGGTCGATCGGCCAGTTGGTGGCTTCAAGTCATCGGGCGCGGCACTGGACGAGGCTTTGGACCAAGCGGAAGCGGCCTATAAGGGCGGCGGACAGCTCGTCGGCGTGTCGACCGGCTTCAGGTCCTTGGACCGGTTCCTGGGCGGGCTGCATCGCACCGATCTGATCATTCTGGCCGGCCGTCCCTCGATGGGAAAGACGGCACTGGCGACCAACATCGCATTCCATGCCGCCAAGGCCTTCGGTACCGGCGACAAACGCAACGGCGCCATCGTCGGCTTCTTCTCGTTGGAAATGGCAGCCTCCCAGATCATGCTTCGAGGGGCGGCCGAGCAGATCCAAGTCTCCGCCGAAGCCATCCGGCAGGGCCGCATCAATTCCTTCCAGTGGGATCGTCTTCAGTCTGCGCAGGAAAGCTTGGCGCGGCTTCCACTGTTCATCGATGACGCGCCGGGCCTGACCATCGCGGAGATCCGCGCGCGAGCTCGCCGGCAGAAGCGCCAGCACGGGCTTGGCCTCCTGGTGGTCGACTACCTGCAACTGATCGAAGGTTCGGCAAAGGGCAGGGGAGATCGTGTTCAGCAGGTATCCGAGATCTCGCGTGGCCTGAAGACACTGGCAAAAGAGCTGGATGTGCCTGTGCTGGCCCTTTCGCAGCTCAGCCGGCAGGTTGAGAACCGCACGGACAAGCGGCCGCAGCTCTCCGACCTTCGCGAATCGGGATCGATCGAGCAGGACGCCGATGTCGTCATGTTCGTCTACCGCGAAGAATACTACCTGGAGCGGAGCGACAAGAAGAACTCCCACGAGCACATCAGCTCCATGGGCAAAGCCGAACTGATCGTTGGCAAGCATCGCAACGGACCAACCGGCACCATCGAAATGACCTTCAACGGCGCGCTGACGAAGTTTGGCGACCCGCCCTCAGCAGGACCAGGTCATGCGTAAAAAGTGGACCGACGCGGACTCCGCACTTCTCGAGCGCGCCTGCGCCTCAGGAAAGATGGACGACGGCTTCCCGGCTACGGACGGGCGGCTGGCGAAGGAGCTGGGGTGCTGTCGGCGGACCATCATCCGGCAGCGGCAGTTGAGGCAGCTCACTGCGCCCGCTGGGCCGGCCCAAGGTGGCCAGGCGAGTGCATTGCAGCGAGCCCTAGTGAGGTCGACGAATTTGTATCGAACGTATCGCGGTAGTCCAGCCATTGAGTAGTTCGCGTTCGTTCGCACGCGATGTGGTTGTATCCAGTGGGAAGGCGCAACTACCCTAGTGACGAAACCTATCCACTAGGCATATTCGCAGGTGGGGGGACTCCTGCCATGCGTGCTGTTGGTAAAGGCTCGAACGCCGACTTTGAGCTGTCGTCGTGAACTCGGCCCCAAACTCTCGCGCTCCAATGACGCCGGTTGCGTTTATAAGAAAATGGAAAAGGGCGTCACTGAACGAACGGCAAGCCGCTCAAGAGCATTTCATTGATCTCTGTGCGCTCCTAAATCATCCCACACCAACTGAGGATGACCCACGCGGAGAACGCTTCGCCTTCGAGAAAGGGGCCGCCAAGATTGGCGGCGGGCGCGGCTTTGCCGATGTTTGGAAGAAGGATCACTTCGCGTGGGAGTACAAGCGCAAAAACGGCAACCTGGATGACGCGCTGCATCAGCTCATTAGGTATGCGCCTGCTCTTGAAAGCCCGCCACTTCAAGTCGTATGCGACTTGGAGCGGTTCCGTATCCACACGGCTTGGACGAACACCGTTCCCGCAACTTACGAAATCAAGCTCGAAGAGTTGGTGGATGCTGGCCAACGCGAGATACTCAGGAACGTTTTTCACGACCCCGAGAAACTAAAGCCGGCGAGGACGCGCGCTGCTGTGACGACAGAGGCAGCCGACCAGTTCTCCGCAATCGCGGCACGCCTAATGGATCGAGGCGCACCAGAGGAAATTGCTCACTTCGTCAACCAGCTAGTTTTCTGCTTCTTCGCCAGCAGCGTTAAACTTTTGGACGAAAGCCTTCTTCCGAAATTGCTGCAGCGAGCATCCCAGCGACCTGACCGCGCTCAGCGCTACCTAAACGACCTTTTCGCGGCGATGGAGATTGGTGGCGAGTACGATCTCAACGATATCGCTTGGTTCAATGGCGGACTCTTCGATGGCCGTCGGGCGCCGCCACTCGACAAAGGCGACATCGCTCTTCTCGTGGCTGCGGGTGGTCTCGACTGGAGTTTGATTGATCCGAGCATATTTGGGACGTTGTTTGAGCGGTTCCTTGATCCGGACAAGCGCGCGCAGATTGGTGCCCACTACACTGATGAAGAGAAGATCGCCAAGATTGTCGAGCCGGTCATTCTGAGGCCTCTCCGTCAAGAGTGGGTAATGGCGAAGCGCGAGATCGAGAAGCTTCTCGCCGGCGGTACGAAGCCGCCGATGCGGGCAAAGCTACGGCGGCGAATGACCCGTCAGGAAGCTGCGGAGGAGGTGCGATCTCGATTCCTGGAGCGTCTACGCAACCTGCGTATTCTTGATCCAGCGTGCGGTTCCGGAAATTTCCTCTATCTTGCGCTGCAAGGCGTGAAAGACCTTGAGAATAGGGCCAACCTCGAATGCGAGATGCTGGGCCTTGCTTCACGTCTCCCCTTTGTAGGACCTGAAATCCTGCACGGCATCGAAATCAATCCACTTGCAGCCGAGCTGGCGCGCACAACGATTTGGATCAGTGACATCCAATGGAGATTGCGCAACGGCATCCACACGAAGCCAAGCCCAGTCTTGCGAAAACTGGATTCGATTGAGTGCCGGGATGCACTGCTAACTGACGTGCCGAGCCTCTTGGAAGGTTCTGTCGCGGCAGCACGCGAAGCCGACTGGCCGCGAGCTGAGTTCATTGTTGGCAACCCGCCATTTCTGGGCATTCGCCTCATGCGAGCTGGATTGGGCGACGCGGCCGTCGATCGGCTTTTCGCCGCCTATGATGGGCGTGTTTCACGCGAAGCGGACTTGGTATGCTACTGGTTCGAAAAAGCCCGGGAAGCTCTCAGGCTTAGGCACACGCGGCGTGTGGGTTTGGTTGCGACCAACTCAATTCGAGGCGGTGCGAACAGGAAAGTCCTCGATCGTATCGCGGCGGAGACCCGCATCTTTGAGGCATGGGCTGATGAACCGTGGGTGGTTGACGGCGCTGCTGTGCGCGTCTCTCTCATTTGCTTCGGCACGGAGATAGGGCCGGCACGGCTCGACGGTGCATCTGCAAAGCAAATCAATGCAGATCTGACCGGCAAGGTGGCGGATCTAACGCGTGCCCAGCGGTTGGCCGAGAACGCCGGCATTGCTTTTATGGGAGATACAAAGGGTGGCGCATTTGACATTCCGGGCGATCTTGCCCGTGAGTGGCTGAAACTGCCGTCCAACCCGAACGGGCGATCAAACGCGGATGTCTTGCGACCGTGGAGCAATGGCCTAGACGTTACGCGCCGGTCACGCGACATGTGGATCATCGATTTTGGCGATGAGATGTCCGAGCAGGAGGCATCTCTATTCGAAAAGCCCTTTGGATACGTGTCTGAGCACGTACGGCCGGAGCGGGCCAAGAACAGACGAGACACCTATCGCCTGAAATGGTGGCGCCACGTCGAGCCGCGCCCCTCCATGTGGGCTGCCCTTGCAAGAGGTCGCCGATACATCGCCACGCCGACGGTTGCGAAGCATCGGCTCTTTGTTCGCCTGGATCGCGGTATTTGCCCAGATCACCAACTCATCGCAATCGCCCGCGACGATGACGTAACTTTCGGAATCCTCCATTCGCGTTTTCACGAAGCCTGGTCATTGCGCCTCGGCACTTGGCTCGGAGCGGGCAATGATCCTCGCTACACACCAACCACGACATTCGAAACCTTTCCCTTTCCCGAAGGGCTGACGCCGAAAATTCCGGCCGTCCGTTCCGTTAGTGATCCGCGCGCGATTGCCATTGCCGAATCGGCAAAGCGGCTCGACAGCCTGCGTAAAGCTTGGCTCAATCCCACCAACCTCGTGCGCGTCGAATCCGAAGTCGTCTCTGGCTACCCTGAACGCGTTCTGCCCAAAGATGCCGCGGCGGAACTGGCGTTGCGCGACCGAACATTGACCAATCTCTATAACCAACGCCCTCAGTGGCTGATGCAAGCTCATCGTGATCTCGATACCGCGGTAGCCGCGGCTTATGGCTGGGAGCCAGATATTTCAGAGGACGACGTGCTGACGAATCTTTTGAATCTCAATCTGTCCAGGCCCGGTGTTTCGGCCAAGGGCCGGAAAACTCCATCCCGCCGCCGCGCAAGAAGCGAACCTGAACTCAAGTTGCCACTTTCGGGCGGAAAGAAAACTTCGGAGGACGCCTCCGCGAAAGCGATGCCGGCCAACTCTACTCGCACTGACCAATCCCGCCGACGAATGGGATAGCCAGTTCACCGAGCTGACGGCTTGAGGCGTCATCTGCAGTCGTGCGGCCCGGTGCTAAGCTATGGCTGACCGGTAATGGCGATCGATGGCAAGAGGCGATTAGGGGCAGCAGTTGAGTTCGTGGATCTTCGAGGCAATTCGCTTTGGCGGTGCATTCGTTGGCTCCCTCGTGCCAACGTTCTTACTAAGCCGTCTGGTTCTTTGGCTGTTGAAGAGAATGCCAAGTGGGGCGACCAAGCTCTTTATTGCCCATGCTGTCTCTCTGCTCGTGTGTACCGCGGTTGGTGGGGGGGGGGGGGCTGGCGAACGATGGTCCCTATCAACCTGTACCTGCTTTGATCTTTTATTTGCCCGCGCAGTTGGTTTGGCTGGTCTTTGATCTCGTCCGACTCAAGGGCCGCAATAAGACGCCGGCTCAATAGGAGTGGGTGCGGTTCAATCGACTAGGCATCAGCCATCTTCTCTTGTCTCGTCGTTAGATGGCTGCGAGGGTCCGTGCTAGCTCTCTTGCTGGCTTCTCGCTTGAACCGAGGCGGCATCTTGAGGGGTGCCGTCGTCCAGAGGACCGCCTTTCCGTCTTAGCTCGGCAAGGACCTGCTGATACTTCCTTACCGCTTCTTCAGGCGTGTTGGGCTGAAGGCTCGCTGCAAGGATGGCCGCTACGTTGCATTGGATCTCGTGGAACTTCTCCGGAAACACTTAAACTCCTCCCATATTCATTTTTCTTATTGTTGGCAGGGAGCGAGGCTCACGTCGAGTGAACTGCGGGGTTGCCTTTCGCCAATTGACTCACTTCGAGTGTTTGCTCATTTGAATGCACAGGTCGTCGCCGATTAACCGATCATTGCCAAAAGGCCGCATAAAGCATGAAGAACATTCGATCGATGTCATTTGAAGAGCTGGTCAAGACAAAGGCCGAAATTGAAGCAGCGATAGAACTTCATTCCGCCCAAGAAAGGCGCGACCTCATCGCGGCTTTGAGGGGCGTCAGCTCTCGACCAAATGGCAAAGGTGCGCGCATCTCCCACGCCTTGAAGGGAAGAAAGCTTCCTGCCTTATACCGCAACCCCAAGAACCGTTTGGAGACCTGGGCGGGGCGCGGCAACAAGCCGAGATGGCTGGCCGCCGCGCTTAAACAAGGCAAGAAGTTGCAGAGCTTTGCTGTTCGGTGATCCCTGCCGCTCGACGCATAATTAAACGCGTTCTAGCATTGATCGTTCACCATGAACGCGTAGTGCAATGAAAAGTGACGAGAGCCGAGAATGCGCGTGAAGTTGCCTAAGCCGGTTGCGGACATCTATCGAGCGGTCGAACAACTGTCAGCGGCCTATCCCGGCAGAAAATTCACCCCCGACGGACACCTGGTCGGCTCAATTGGGGAAGTCATTGCCGCAGAGGCACTAGGGTTGACGCTCTACAACGGATCGCATCCGGGGCACGACGCATACGACGCCAATGGCGACGTTCAGATCAAGATGACTGCTGGGAAAAGCGTGGCCTTATATTCCACGTGTACTCGGCTGGTCGTCTTGAAGATCGTCAATCCCGAAGAGGCAGAGATTGCCTACGACGGGCCGGGCGAGCCAGCCTGGGACAAGGCCGGCAAGATGCAGAAGAACGGTCAGCGGACCATCAGTATCGCGAAGCTCAAGGCGCTCACCGCAAGCTCATCTGGTGCTGTCCCAATCACACCTTGAAAGGCCGACTCTTCACTTCCCCTAATTGCACGTAGGATCTGGTTCTCTTGCATGTCTCTCTATGAAGCCCTTGCACTGCTCGCCCTCTGTTGCGCCGGCGGTTATGCCTACTACCTCTACCGCTCGGATACGCGACCAAAGGCGCCTGGGCAGGAAGCGCCTGAAGCGGTGAGCCGGCCGATGTTTGATCGCCACACCCGGGATCGGGGCGACGGCGCTCCTTAGTCAAGGCAAGGAGTTAGGGAGGGTGCATCCGGGTACGCTTGGGTGTTCGTCAGATACAGCCAGAACTACGTCGACGACGAGGCTCGAGCTCGGGATGGTAGGCTAGGGGGCCACGCCCACTGCTGCATGCCGCCATGGGAGTGGCGGAATGGAAAGCAACGCTGACGCCGGACGCAAGTAGACTGCATGCCAAAGGCGTCAATCAAGCCCACTGCATTCGCCTTGGGGGCTTGAGAGTCAGGTACGCTTGATTCCGAGAGAAGACAGGTAAGCCTTCTTAAAGTCGGCCGATACATTCTTAGCGAATCTGCGCTTCTTCGCTCTCGGGGGCGGCAGTTCGTTTGGGGAGCCCTTCATGCGTCGGACTCGCAAAGGGCCCAACACATCGGCTTTCACGATTGTGCTTCCCCCAAAGTACGATCCTCGCTTAGTCAACACGCTCTCCCTAAGTTTGGCCAAATGTCCGCTCTGGGGGATGGTCAAGTAAAGTCACATCTTGAACCCCTAGGCTACAATAGTCCTTATTGGGCCAGGGCCGGGTGGCTCAAGAGGAAGCATCTGCTCCATGTCGAAACAAACTACCCCTTCGGTCTCGATTGATTTTGTCGGGCGTTCGATTGCTGCAGCTTTTTGGTTTGGCGTTCTTGTAGGCGCCGTTGCTGTCTGCTCAGCGGTTCTTTTTGTTCAGATGGCGAATTCGGCTGCAATTTTTGCGGGGTAGAGATTAGCGGTTTCCCAGAAATCGCAGCATACACTTGGTCGAACAGCCGGTTGATATCGAGTGTCGTATGCGTATTCGATGCACACTGTGCGAGGGTCGCCAACAGAATGGCGGCAAGCAGCCCAAGGCCGCCTTTCTTGGCAATATTGCGAGACGTCGCAGCTATCTCCGGAGCCGCTTTTTCAAGTGGCGCCACTACTTCATCTTCGGTCTTGCCGGCTTGAGCAGCTCGTAAAGCCTGTTGTAGTGCCTCGATTACATCGATCGTTCGCTGAGGCGCTTTCAGGACCTTGATGGCATTATCGAGGAAGTCAAATTCACCATCTAGAAACCTGGCGTCCTTTCCGCATCGAGGGCATGATTCGGTATTTCCTACCAAAGTTACGCCTATGGAGCCCTCGAAGCGGAACGCTTGCGACTGAAATACGAGACCGCAGTTTTCACAATGCACTATCGGTGATGGCATGGTCCCCCCCCCCCCCCAACCATTGTTTGCACGATGTTCTTGGCCCTTGGATGAAGTCTTGGGGCCATGGTATACCGGCGGTTGTTATCTGATCACGATATCGCTCTTAGTCACAACTTGAAAGAACTAGTCACTCTTTCCCCTAAATAGCCGGAGCTTCACTTTCTTCCGGCGAGGGCCATGGCAAAGGCGAAGAAGCGGCGCGCGAAGAAGCGCCAGGGCGTTAACCGTGCCGAGCGGGTGGCGGCAACCCCGGAGACGCTGGCAAAGCTGCGGCCCTGTCCGCTGAAGGCCATGCTGCACGCGGGGCGGATGGAGCCTGAAGCGTACGAGGCGGCGCTACAGATCAAGGACGCGTTCGACATCGTCACCCGGCAGGTCGGCTACCGGCCCTTGGACCTGGGGCGTATCGGTGTCGGGCATGGCGAATGTGGAGCCCGCGCCAGCCGGATGATCTCGATCTACATCGCATGGGGGAACGAGCTGATCCGGCGCTTGCGCGTGCGTCCGCACGTCATCGTCGAGTGGATCGAAATGGAGCGCTCGCTATCGCTCGAAGCTGAGCCGTTGTTAATCCAGGCCTGTGATCTCTGGATCAAAGCGGCTGATGATGAGGGGCGTGCGCAGCGGATAGCAGCACAGAATCTTGACAAGATTGCCGCCTGACTATTTACTGTATCGGTCTCATGAGATTGCGCGCCCGGAGTTCACCGCTCCGGGCGTTTTCGTTGGTGCGGCGGACGGACAAGGCTTGGGCTGTTGTAAATCCGGGTGGGTGGCGAGTTGTCCAGTCCGCATCAACCCAGTTTGACAGCCAGGCACATGAAGACCGAAGGCGCCATCCCAAGTGCCTGCCATGTAATGCCGTCTAGATGCCGACATTTCGTTGCAGCAAGGCCCGCAGCTCCTTGATGGTGAGCATTGGGCTCTTGCGATGGATAATCGCGTGGCAGTTTGGGCAAACAGGTACGAGATCTTTAACTGGATCGACCTCATAGCCCGTTTTGATCCGATGCAGCGGGATAAGGTGGTGAACGTGTATGAAGTTCTCGCCTCGTTCGCCATAGCGCTTGCTAAAGTTCATACTGCAGCATTTGCAAGTTGCCCCATGATAGCTAATGCATGCCGCACGCGCTGCGGGACTACGTTCGTAACGATTGACCTTTACTGTTTTCAACGCACCTTCAGGAAAGCTGGCGTTGTCAATTTGCTGCATCTCATCAGGGAACTCCTGCAGCGCGAATTCGCCTTTGTTAGTCCAGTAGCGGATGACAGGGCTGCCCCAGTTCAGTGAGCGCGGCGCGCTGCCGTACTCCTTAAGCTTGTCTAATACGTTCCGAGTCGCTGCTCTGCTAAGCACTTGGCTCACTGCATTATTGGCAGTGAAGTAGGAGCCCGCACCGCTGCCACCCTGACCGTACTTTGTGACAAGTCCGTGCCAAAGTTGCGGAAACTGGATCTTAAGTTCTTCTATGAAATGTGCGGTGTGGAACGGGCGTTGAGAGATCGTCTGCATCACCTGTCGAACAACTTCGTCCGTGATACCGGGAGTCGCCTGAGCCTCATAGGCATGGCGCCCTGCCTCTCGAGCATCACGGATGTAGCGAAATCTCTTTGGCAGCTCCACACCCAGCACAATAACGGTGTAGTTCCCGTCGTTGTTGTGGGTGTGAGTCATGTTCTTGAGAATCTCTACTACCGTACGGCCATTAACAGTTCCCACTGATTTGAGATCATCATGACGATGAGGTCCGTATTGAACTCGTTCTGCCAAAGACGACATGCGCTGCTCCCCCTGACGGGAGCCTGACATCGCCATGGCCAAAGGCAAGCTTAACCATGAGGTGCAGACCTTCGTGGTGCAGGCCCTCGCGTGCTTCGACACGCCGTCAGCTGTGGTCGACGCGGTCAAGCGTGAGTACGGCGTTGAGATCACCCGGCAGGCCGTCGAAGGCTACGACCCGGGCAAGAAGGCCGGCGAGGGATTGTCGGAGAAGTGGCGCACGCTGTTCAAGGAGACCCGCGAGGCCTTCCTTAGTAACACAGCAGAGATTGGCGTTGCGCATCGGGCGGTCCGCCTGCGCCGTCTCGATCGGCTAATCGACCGGGCCGAGAGCATGGGCAACATGGCCTTGTGCGCCCAGCTAATGGAGCAGGCGGCCAAGGAAATGGGCAACGCCTACACCAACCGTCGCGAATTCACGGGCAAGGATGGCAAGGACCTGCCGAACACCGCCGTACCGGTGACGATCTTCGCCCTGCCAGACAATGGCCGAAAGTAGCGCTCCGGCGCCGACGACCATCGGGCCGCAGCCCGGCCCTCAAACTACGTTCCTCGCGTCGCCTGCGGATATTGCGATCTATGGAGGCGCCGCGGGAGGCGGCAAGACCTGGGCGCTGCTAATGGAGCCGCTGAGACACATCGGCAATCCTGAGTTTGGCGCGGTGTTCTTCCGGCGCAACCTCACACAGGTGCGCAATGAAGGCGGCCTGTGGGACGAGAGCCAGAAGCTCTACCCTCTGACCGGTGCTAGGCCCCGGAACGCGCCTGACTTAGTCTGGACGTTCCCGACCAGCGCGGCAGTGTCATTCGCGCACCTCGAGCACGAGAAGAACGTTCTCGACTGGCAGGGCGCGCAGATCCCGCTCATCTGCTTCGACGAGCTGACGCACTTCACCGCCAAGCAGTTCTGGTACATGGTCAGTCGCAACCGCAGCATGTGCGGCGTGCGGCCCTACATCAGGGCGACGTGCAACCCGGATGCCGACAGCTGGGTTGCCGAGTTCATCGCCTGGTGGATCGATCCTGACACTGGCTTCGCAATCCCCGAGCGCGCCGGCGTGCTGCGCTGGTTCGTGCGCATCAACGACAAGATCATCTGGGCCGATCGGCCCGAGGACCTGAAGGCCTACACTGCTGCCGACGAGAACGGCGTGCAGCAGCCGATCCCGCCCAAGTCCGTGACGTTCATCCCGGCCAAGCTCAGCGACAACAGGCTGCTGATGTCGGCCGATCCCGGCTACATCGCGAACCTGATGGCGCTGCCGACCGTCGAGCGCGAGCGGTTGTTGGGCGGAAACTGGAAGATCAGGCCCGCCGCTGGGCTGCTATTCCAGCGGGGGTGGTGCACGATCGTCGATGCAGTCCCGGCCGGCGCGCGCTTCATGCGCGGCTGGGACCTTGGCGCGACGCCCAAGACCGAAAGCAACGACCCGGACTGGACGGCGGGAACGAAGATCGGGCGACTCCCTGACGGCCGCTACATCGTGGCGCATCACGTCCGCGATCGCTCAGCACCCTCGGGTGTCGAGAGGCTGATCAAGAACACGGCCACGGCCGATGGGCGCGAGGTGCACGTCTCGATCCCGCAGGATCCAGGGCAGGCGGGCAAATCCCAGGTCGCAAGCCTGATAAAGCTGCTGGCGGGCTACACCGTGAGGGCCACGCCCGAGTCGGGTGACAAGGTTACGCGCTTCAGCCCGTTCTCGGCCCAGGCTGAGGCTGGCAACGTGCTGGTGCTGCGCGGCTCGTGGAATGAGGACTGGTTCACCGCGCTCGAGGGCTTCCCCGACGCGACGCACGACGACGACGTGGACAGTACGAGCAGGGCGTTCAACGCGCTGCTGAACACAAACGTAGCTGCGGTGTTCGGCGTCTACGGTACTTCGAGGTGATCATGGCCGACCTGAAGCCGAACGAGCCGTCGTCGGACTGGAAGGCCATGGCGCCGTTCTGGGCGATGGTCGAGGTGATTATGGGTGGGGCGCCTTCGATGCGGAAGGCGGGCGAGGCCTACCTACCGAAGTTCCCGAACGAAACGAAGCCGGACTACGATTACCGCTGCAAGAACGCCAAGTTCACGAACATCTACCGCGACATTGTCGAGAACCTGGCGGCCAAGCCCTTCGCGAAGGAGGTCGGGCTGGTGGACGGCAAGGCCTCGCAGTCGGTGACCGAGCTCATTGAGGACATCGACGGACAGGGCAATCACCTGCACGTCTTTGCCGCCAATCTGTTCTTTCAAGGCATCAACGATGCCGTCGACTGGATCTTCGTCGACAAGCCGCCAGTCCCGGCCGGCGCCACGGTCGCCGATGAGCAAAATCTCGGCGCCCGCCCGTACTGGGTGCGCGTGCCGGCAAAGCGCATGCTGGCGGTCTACAGCGCCGTCATCGGCGGCAAGGAAGAGTTCGTCAGCGTCCGCATCCACGAGCCGGAAACCGTGCGCAGCGGCTACGGTGAGACGACCATCAACCGCGTCCGGGAGCTGATCCGCGACCAACTGCCGAACGGCAGCTACGGGCCGGCGCGCTTCATTCTATGGGAAGAGCAGGCGACCACCGACGGCAAGACAGACTGGGTGGTGGTGCAGGAAGGCCCGATCGCCATTGGTGTCATCGCCGTGGTGCCGTTCATCACCGGCCGCCGTAAGGAAGGTTCCTGGCAGTTCGTGCCGCCGATGCAGGATGCGGCCTTCCTGCAGGTCGAGCACTATCAGCAGGAGACCAACCTCAAGAGCATCAAGGAGCAGGCCTGTTTCCCGATGCTGGCGGGCAACGGTGTCACCCCGCCGACGGCGGCAGACGGGTCGCCGGCGATGGTACCGGTGGGCCCAAAGTCAGTGCTCTTCGCGCCACCCGCTGGAGACGGCAATCACGGCGAATGGGATTTCATCGAACCGTCGGCGGCGTCGCTGACCTTCCTGGCCAAGGACGTCGAGGCCACAGAGAAACAGCTTCGTGAGCTTGGACGGCAGCCGCTGACGGCACAGACCGGCAACCTTACCGTGGTGACGACGGCATTCGCGGCTCAGAAGGGCAACAGCGCCATCCAGGCCTGGTGCCTCAATCTCAAGGATGCGCTCGAGGAAGCGCTACGCCTGACCTGCCTGTGGCTCGGCGACAGCAGCAAGCCCGAGGTCGCGGTCTACACCGACTTCTCGATCGACATGGAGAGCGATAAGGCGCCGGACTTCCTCCTGAAGATGCACGAGCGGCATGTGATCAGCCGGAAGGCGCTCATCGTCGAGGCGAAGCGGCGGGCCTTCCTGTCGCCGGAGTACGACGAGGAAGCCGATATGGCGGAGATACTGGCCGAGGTGCCGGGGGGTGATCGGACCGACGACGTGGTGTCGTGATGATGCTAGATGCAAAATGCTTTCGCAATCAAGGAAGCGCCAACCGCTAGTGCGCTGAGCGCCGCCGCGGATGCGGCGTAGATGTTCCATTTGGCTTGATTCTCGAGGGTCTTGTGAAGGTCATATCGGTTGCCTGCCTCGTCCACAGAGATCAGGTAGCCACCGATCAACGCCCCCACTCCACCTGTATCTTTTGGCGCCGGCACTTTTACAAGTGTGGCGCGGAGCCAAAAGTACGCAGCTAGCACAGCGGTGACCGCGCCGATCACGGTGCAGACAGTTTCGATACTCATCGAACCTCACAGTTGACCTTCAACACTATCAGCCGGTGATGCGGATGCACAGCCGGCGCACCGGGCGGGATCGCCCATTGACCGGGCGGATGCCCGAAAGGACCACCGATGAAGTTGAAGCTCGATGCTGACGGCCGCGCGGTCGTTCAGGATGGTAAGCCCGTGTACGTCCACGACGACGGCAAGGAGATCGCATTCGACGCGCCGGGGACGCTTTCCACGATCAGCCGCCTCAACGGTGAAGCCAAGGGCCACCGTGAGCGGGCCGAGAAGGCCGAGGGGACGCTGAAGACCTTCGAAGGCATCACCGATCCCGCGGCCGCACTGAAGGCCCTGGAGACGGTCAAGAACCTCGACGACAAGAGGCTGGTGGATGCCGGCGAGGTCGAGAAGGTGAAGGCCGCCGCCATTGCCTCGGTCGAGGAGAAGTACAAGCCCGTCATCGATGAGCGCGACAAGCTGAAGACCGACCTCTACGGCGAGAAGATCGGCGGCGCCTTCGCGCGCTCCCCGCTGATCGTCGGCGACAAGGCCAAGCTCGCCATCCCGGCCGATCTGGCGCTGTCGCACTTCGGCAAGCACTTCAGCATCGATGGCGGCAAGATCGTCGCCAAGGGCGCCGACGGCAACCAGATCTACAGCCGCGTGAAGCACGGCGAGCCCGCCGAGTTCGATGAGGCGCTGGAGATCCTGGTCGACCAATACCCGCACAAGGAATCGATCCTGCGGGGGACCGGCGGCGGCAGTGGTGCGCGGCCGGGCAACGGTGGCGGCAACGGCGGAAAGACCATGCAGCGCGCCGAGTTCGATAAGCTTGGCGCAGCTGAGCGACAGGCAGTGATGAAGGCCGGAACGACCGTCGTCGACTGATACCTACGGCCGCCTCCTCGGATGGGGAGCGGCGAACGGGCCGGATAGCCCATCTCGCGCTTTCTGCGCCCTTCAACCCAGTCCATCCTTAGGAGGCCATTGTGCCCAATACGTTGACCGACCTCATTCCGGATGCCTACGAGGCGCTGGATGTCATCTCTCGCGAGCAGGTGGGCTACATCAGCGCCGTCACCCGCTCGTCCAGCGTCGCCCGTGCTGCGCTCAACCAGGAAGTCCTGGTGCCCGTGACGGGCGTCGCGTCGACCGCCACGAACACGCCGGCCGTCAATGCCCCGGACACCGGCGACGCCGTCGTCGACAACGTGCCCGTCACGATCTCGAAGTCCAAGCACGTGCCGATCCGCTGGAACGGCGAAGAGACCAAGGGCCTCGAGAACGCCGGCACCTTCTCCACCATCATGGCGGACCGCATCTATCAGGCGATGCGCGCCCTGACGAACGAGATCGAGGCAGACGTTCACGCGGAAGTCTACAAGAACGCCTCCCGCGCCTACGGCGGCACCATCGGCACCGCCCCGTTCGGTACCGCTGGCGATCTGTCGGACTTCGCGGGCCCGCTGGGTATCCTGGAGGTCAACGGCGCTCCGACGAACGATCTCCAGATGGTTCTCGGAACCGCCGCCATGGGCAATCTGCGCGGCAAGCAGTCGGTGCTCTTCAAGGTGAACGAGGCCGGCACGTCGGACATGCTGCGCAACGGCATGACCGACCGAGTGATGAAGTTCGCGCTTCGTCAATCCGCTGCCGTCGTTCAGCACATCGCGGGCGCCGGCGCCGGTGCGGACATCAACAACGGTGCCGGCGAGGCCGTCGGGCAGACGTCGCTCACCGTCGATGGCATCACCGTGAACACCACCGGCTACAAGGCCGGTGACCTCGTTACGCTCGCGGGCGATGCCAACAAGTACAACGTCACCACGACGCTTACGGCCACTGGCGGCGAGCTGGTCATCGCCAAGCCGGGTTTGCTGATCGCGGCTGCGGATGCAACCGAGATCACGCTTCTCGGTTCGCACGTCCCGAACACCGCCTTCGCGCGGTCCGCTGTCTTGCTGGCAACCCGCGCTCCCGCGATGCCGAAGGGCGGTGACGTTGCCGACGACGTGATGACGGTGACCGATCCGATCTCGGGCTTGTCGTTCGAGTTCGCGATCTATCGTCAGTTCTTGCAGACCGTCGTGCATGTGCGCCTGGCTTGGGGCTTCAAGGCCATCAAGCCCGAGCACATCGCCCTCCTGCACGGCTGATCTGGCTGCGATCTCAAAGGCGGCCCCGTTTCGGCGGGACCGCTCATTGAGCTCACAGCAGGAGAACGACCATGAACGGTCTCGTAAAGGTCCAGCGCGACGGCCCGCGCGGCTGGCATCTCATCGACAAGGCGAAGTACGACGTCAACCCTGGCGCCTACGTGCTGGTCGGCGAGGATGGCA